GATAAATAGCAAACTTTGCAAAGACATTGTCACAACATTTGCCACCACGATCGACGCAATTTCTGGTTTCGCACATAACATTGAGGTAGATTACAATGGTGTTAAATTGAACGTTTTTATCAATGGTAACAATACGCTTGAAGCCTAACTTCGCGACAGATTTAAACTGCAATCCGATCAGTAGATTAGGCTTATCACACCATTCGGTCTTGACGTAACTCACGTCCCAATAACATTTGTCTAAAATCTTAATGTTACTTCACGCGTTTACATTTTTAGACAATCAGACATGATTAACGTTAGCTTCACTTTTGAGAACAAAACCACTACCATTAGAACACACGTTGGCTAGACATGGTATGAGTTGATTAAGCACCATTTTGGGTTAAGTCACGCGATTAATGTTACTCGTTCTACATAAGTTATTAATATACACTCCTGCATATTAACTCGTGATCAAAACGATCTCTTATAACCGTACATCATATAGTTGCAGTAACCTGTGGGTGGGCCGAAACAAAAATACGCTGGAACATTCGTTAGAAAGGTATCTCCAACTCCATAAGCTGAAGAGGTCGAGGAGTCTAAAACACCAACAACATAACAAATCACAAATCACCGTTCTGTCCAAATGTTAAACCCACCAAACAGCAATTAAAACAATGCACCAACTGAGACGCGCAACTATTCTGCTACTGATGCGTAACTAGATGAGAACGGTTAACCAATTCGTGATGCAAAGACCGAGCACGCGAAGAATGTTTACAAATAATAAAAGAACAATCACAACCACACACCATTGCTTTAAGCTGGTTGCACAGCTCTCAATTAGGTCTGCAATGTCAATATATATGATGAGGGTTTGCGGAAAAAATACCCACAGATAACTGAATCTAACCTCGAGTAATTCAAGTAAGATCTGAAAGGCGTTTCGTTTTCCAGCGTACCTTACGAGCACACGATCGGCTAGCGTAAAGGTTTCTCTGTATACGAGTTGGCTGTATTAGAAACCATCGTCTTAAATGCGTTCAGTGTTAGAGGTTAGACCAAAGAGGCATGTGATGTGTTATTAGAAAAAGGTGACAAGCAATTTAGAGCACACATACAAAACAAATTAGAAACGAGAAGTTAAGAATTATAGGTCGGATATGGTGTCAACGTTTTTAACCTCAGCGGTAAAAAATACAAGTGCTGTGGCCGCAATGGAGATTGTAAACAAATTGCAACAAATGCACGATGTCCACACCCGTACTGTATTAATTGCTTTAATTTCTTCAGTACCAGAAGCTGCCCTGGGTGTTATCAAGATAAAAATTTTGTTTTGAGGCAAGAAGGGTATTATGGCGTCAATGATTAAAAATCACCTGGGAATCGCGCATAGATCACGAAGTTGGATGAGAGTATACACGCTGATCTAAACAACACGAATGCATCATTCAACTCACAAAAAGCTCGTACCACAATTTCTCATGATGTACTATACCATGAGGCCAAGAAAGGCAAATTTACCAACTGGGACATTTAGACCATTACCAACACAATGCCGTATCTTGAGCTGCTTATAACCATATTTGAGGTCAATTGCGGTGTCTTACT